TACGATAACATGATGATCAAGGAAGTCGCCGGGAAGAAGAAGGCCTTCAGGGTCGATCAGGGCGGATCCCTGAAGTTCCGCGCCCAGGGACAACCGAAGGGGGCCGCTTTCGGGGACAAGGTCGTCGAACTGAAGACCTTCCTGGACGAAGGCGCTAATAAACAGGCCTTCGAAGTCTTCAGGAACTATTCAACGGCCGATTTTTTACCCGGCGCCGAACGGGTCGGGAAGATCAAGTCGGCCGACATTCGGAAACTTGTGAACGCCTTTTCGAACGGGACGGCCGCCGAAAAGAAAGCCCTGGCCGATAAACTGATCGCCCGTCGGGACGACGTTAAAGCCTGGGCCGCCGAACAGAAGGCCGCCGGGAAGCTTGAACAGAAGGCCGCGAAGACCGCCGCCGCCGAAGCGAAGAAGGCAAAGACGGCCGCCGACAAGGCCGCGAAGGATAAAGCGATCGCCGCCCAGAAGGAAGCCGCCGCCCAGGACAAGGCGAAGAAAGACGCCCTGAAGGCCGCCGACAAGGCCGCCCAGGAAGAAGCCGCGACGACTTCGAACGAAGTCTTCGAACGCCTGAAGAAAGAAAGCCAGGAAGCCCGGGACTTCGAACGGGGCGCCCAGAAGGTCACGGCGAAGGACAAGGCGAAGATCACGGAATCGAAGTCGGTCGGTTATAACGTCCCAGGCGACAAAGGCGCGATCGAAGATCAGCAAATCAATTTCAGGGAAACCTTCGATCCTTCCGGCCAGAAGGTAACGACCGCGACCTTCAAGCTTCGCGAAAAATACTGGAAGAAGTTATTCAGGGATATCAGCGCCGAAGAACCGATAAACGCGCCCGATCTTGCTCCGTTGAACGAATCCCTTCTGGCTTCCCTTCGGAAGATCAAGGTCGCCGAACGAAACGGCAATTCCCTGGGAACGACGATCGCGAACGGATGGCTTGAAGAAGCGAAAACAAGATTTAGGGCCGTTGAATCGACGCTTCTTGAAATGGTCAAACTGGGGAACTATCCGGCCCAGGTCGCCAGGGACTTTTCGGTCTTTTATAAATCCTGGATCGACGCTATGGAAGAAGCTTTGAAGCCTTCCCTGGAAAAGAAGATCGCGCCGGTCTTCAAGAAAGAAGGCCTTTTCCAGGGTCACGTTTTGCCGACGCCGATTCAGCCCGAACCGACCGCGAAGGCCGGAATGAAGTTTCACAAAAAGCAACTTGTTCCCAGGATTTCCGAATTCAAAAACGGCGAAGTTTTTGAAACGGACAAAGTCGCCCTGGGGGCAAACGTCAAACCGATGGACATTATTCTTGAATCGAATTACAAGGGATCGCGGATCCAACTTGTCACGGATAAGGACGCCTTCGCCTATACTGGCCGGGTTTCCGTCAGGGTCGAAGGCCCGGCCAGTCGGGCAACGACAAAGATCATGGACATAATCGACGATCTGGGAATCGAAACGACCGCGCCGAAGTTCGCCGACGTCGAAGAACTTTATCTAAATCAAATGATCGCGAAGTTCGATCCCGCGAATGTCGACCGGCTTCTTGAAGACGCCGCGAAAATAAAGGATCAGGAAGGACGGATCGCCCTTCTGAAAAATAACGTCAACCTGATCGGGAAACGCCGGGGGCTTGAAAACTTCGTCGTCGACAAAGAACCGGACTATAACCCGATCGGAAGAAGGGAAGGCGCGAAGGGCGACGGCGCGATCGTCCGCATGGCGCCGAAACGCCTTGAAACCGATTTAGGCCAGGACTTCGACGACTTCAGTCGAACCCATAGTCTAACTCATGAAGCCCTGGGGACGACCGAAGTAAACGGAATAGAGAGAGATAAAGACAAAGTCTGGGACGTCGTTATAGATCGGATTCTTTCGTCGGGCGGGAAATACTTTTCGACACTTGAAAGGATCGACCGGGGAATCGTTACCTTCGGGATCTCTCCGAATTCAGACGTTAAAACAGGCGGGGGAAATTATTGCTTCCTTCGGATAAAACACGCCCTTAATCTTCCGCGAACCGGGATTATTTACGATCCCGACAAAATCCGCCGCCTGGACGCGGTCAGTTATTTCGGGGATTCTTGGGGAAACGTGAAGAAGGCGAATATCGTTCAAAGAAAAAGTTCGACGCCCGAATATAAACGATTCGCGGATATTTCTTCAGATAACGAAACGAACTTCAAGGGGTCGGTCGACTTCTTTGAAGGTCTTCGCTATATCACGGTAGAATCCAACGAAATAAAAGAAAAAGTGATCGCCGTCCTTAAAAAACACGGTTACGAAGAAACCCTTCCCGGCGGCCGCAAGGTTCGCGACGTCGTCAAACTTCGCCAGGAAATAAACTTCGATCCAAAGACAGGCTATAAATGAAACCCTTAACCGAACTTGAACGGGCCGCCCTGATCGACGGCCTTGTGATCGAAAACACGGAAAACAACGCGGTAACAGTCGTCGCGGATCTTGTGGAAAAACTGAATGAAGTTTTTGTTTTTACCTGGGACTGGGACGCGCCGAATGATTATATCGACCGGCCCAGGGTTTCGAATATCAAGGGTAAATTCCAGAAGACCGGCGCCTTGACCTGGAAGAACAAAATCTATATATTAAGACCGCCGACCGAAAAAGAAATCTGGGCGGAAGAACCGCTTTATAACTATCTTGAACAGGGGCCGGAACGACACGCGAAAGCCCTTGAATATCTTCGAAAGGCTTAATTCGAAAGGGGGTTCAACTTGTGGATCTTTACTGTCAAAGGTTTTATTTCTGTCGTCGCCTTCCGCCGGTCTGACACTCTTCTTCTTGTTCGATCCCGAAGCCATACACACCTTCAAGATCTTTTTCCACTGGCGGACATTCAAGAAACGCGCCTTGCCGATTATCAATTCAGGGCGGTAATTAGCCGCGACGACTTCAGAAAATTCATGATCGGTCAAATCGAAAAAATAAATTACGATGGCTTTAAAGGCGCAATAACGGCGGACGAAGATTATAAATCATCATGCCTTGACGTCTGGATCGAAATGCGAAAATATCAGGAAAGGGGGTTACTTAATGGCCGAAGAAACGAAGACCGCGCCCTTGAACTTCAGTCAACAAAGGGACGAAGAAATCGTCGAACTTCTTGACGCCCTTCCCCTTCTTGTAAAATCAAACTATATGGCCGCGTCGCCAAACCTTAACCGGGCGACCTTGAAGCCGATCGACGCTTATCCGACGACCTTCGGATCTCGGATTCTGGGCGCCCTGGAAAATGAAAAGAAAATGGACGTCGCGGCCGCGATCGTCCTGGATCCACTTGCGGTCTGGCGGGACTTCCAGAAGGACAAGGCGACGAACGAAACAACTGTCGTCGAATACTATTTCGGTTTCATACCCGACAACCGGGGGCCGGTCTTCTGTCTTGTCGTCGTCCGCCGAAATGTCCTTGTAGAAATGGAAACCGGGAAGGACGCGGCCGACCTTCTGAAGCGGATCAACGGCCTTCAGACCTTCAAGGCCTTTTAATGTTTCAAGAAACCTTCGTCTATAAATTCCTGAAAGCCCTGGCCAGGGACGACGGGGACGCGAAGACAGGTCGCCCGGCGCCCAGGGAAGATCCGATCATGGCCGACTTCTTCCTGGTAAATTCACTTTTGAACTGTGAACTTTCACGGAAAGACTTTTGACTTGTGGCCGCGCGCGCGCGAAGCCCTATATTTTGCGTATTGACTTCTTGAAATGCTTTCGCTATATTAAAAGCGACCTACGAAACCACCTTTAAAATAATCGGCCGTTTCGTCTTCATGGCGGAACTGTTCCCAGGTCGGGCTTCTCTCGTAGGTCGCCCGGCCTGGGACGGCCCTTTTCTGAAGGGGTTTTATGATGGCGAAGCGACTTTCCGAAACGACAATCTGGGCCGATCAATGGTATAGGGAACTTTCGCCGGTCGGAAAACTTTTCTGGAAATACATTCTTGATAATTGCGACTTTGCCGGGATCTGGAAGGTAGATTTCGGCCTGGCTTCTTTTCAGATCGGAACAGTCGTCGACAATAAAATCGTCGAAGAAATTAACGGAAAAAAAGTCCGCCTTCTTGCGGTCGATCCTGGAAACTATCTTTTTGTCGTCGACTTTATAAAATTTCAATATGGACACCTGACGGAATCAAAGTTTCATAATAACGTAAAAAAACGCCTTTCCGACCTTTCCCTTCTTGATACTGTATTCGATACCCTATCCCATACTCTACCCGATACGGTATGTCATACCGTTAAGGATAAGGATAAGGATAAGGATTCTTTAAATCTTAAAGACAAAGAAGAAGAAAGAGGGGAAGGGGGGACTGGGGGGAAACCGAAGACCTGGAAGGAAGACTTCGCCGTCTATTCGGCCGAATTAAAAAGGCAATGGACGGAAATCATGAAGGATCCTGAATGGATGGCCGAAATGAAAAAATATAATCCCGGCCTGGACATTCGCCTTTCTCTGGAAAAGGCTATGAATCTTTTCTGGGGGACTGAAGCCGGATGGAAACACAAGAAGAAAAAACGGGCCGCGTCGATCGACCTAAAGGCGACGCTTTCGAACGCCCTGTCTATGAAACAAAATCAGGTATGGGAAAGAAGGGGGACAAAATGAATCCAGGTTTTACGGCTGAAGTCGGCCTTCCCGACGAAGAAAAGGAACATTGTGAAAATTGTTGTTACTACGTCGACGGAATGAAGGAAGCCCAGGGCGAACCGCCCGACATGGGGATCCTTACTCCGACCGACTGGAAGGAAGGGAACGGAACCGAAAGGGACTGGAAATTTCAATCCATGTTTGGGCCGGTTCGAATGTTTCCGATCCCCGGTTATCGTCATTACCGGAAGTCGACCGGATCGATTTATGACCGCCTGGGAACGACTGTCCCCTGTAATTGCGTCGCCGGTCTGGCCGTCGCGGCCGGGCGAAAGATTGCGCCGAATCACTTTCGGTCGATAAAAAAACAGGATCTTGAACGGGTCAAAGTTCCGGCCTGAAAAAAAATAACTTGCCGAATATTTTAAAAATGATTAAATTTCCAATAAATGAAAAAGAACCCGGCGAAAGAATTTTCGGCCCTGGAAGATTGGTTCGAAGTCGCGAAGACCGGAACCTTCCCGCAAGGCGACTTAACCGAAGAAGTTTTCGACGATCTTGTTTCGACCTTCAATCCCGCCAGTCATGAACCGCCCGTCACCCTGGGACATATCCGCGAAGATCATAACGACCGCCCGGCGGCCGCCTGGGTTTCCGGCCTGAAGCGGATCGGTTCGACGCTTTACGCAAAACTGAAGCAAGTCGCGACCGATTTCGATTCCCTTGTCCGCGAAGGCCGCTTTAAAAAGCGGTCAATCGGGATCCGCGCCGACGAAGAAGGTCGCTTTTATTTACATCACCTGGCTTTCCTGGGGGCCGCGACACCGGCCGTCAAGGGTCTTCAGGACGTTTATCAGGGCGCCTATTCCGCCGATCATTTCGAAACCCAGAAGGAATATGATTTTAACCTTAACCCGAAGGGGAATCCCGTGAAAGAATACACTGAAAAAGAGATCCAGGAAATTCAGGACAAGGCCGCCGAAGCCGCGAAGAAGGCCGCCGACGTCCAGTTCGCCGAAACCCTGAAGACCGCGACCGACAAGGCCGCGAAAGACGCGAAGGCCGCGACCGAAGCGGAATTCGCCCAGAAGGCCGCCGACGCCCAGAAGGTCGCCGCCTATTCCGCCGACGTCGAAGCCGCGATCAAGGAATTCGGCGACAAGGTCACACCCGCCCAGGTCGCGATCCTTCGCCCGGTTCTTCTTTCCGCCGATCCCGCAAAAGAAATCGAATTCACGGAGAAGGGCGCCGACGGCAAAGACGCCCAGGTCAAGAAGACCTTCCTGGCCGCCATGAAATCCTTCGTCGCGAATATCGTCGCCGCACCCGCCGGGGAATATCGCGGAACGAACGACAAGGGCGCCCAGGGCGACGAAGCCGTCTATTCCGAAGAACGCGCCGAAGCGGACAAGATCATGAAGGCCGATTCGAAACTCACCTTCGGCCAGGCCTTGATCCAGGCGCGCGCGAAAATCAAGTCCGCGAAGAAGTAAACCCGAACCCGAAACTTTAACAAAGGAAATTCCATGTCTTGCAAAACCGGAGTCGTCGAAACCGCCGCAATCAAGGCCGGTTACTGTGTCAAGAAGGGATCCGCCGAAAAGGGGATCGTGATCGGAACCGCCGACGCGAACTGTCTGGGGATCACAAAAGGCAACGTCGCCCAGGAAGAAAGCTTCGCCGTCGGCGAACACGCTTCATACGCCATGATCGGAGAAGTCACCCTGGCGATCCTGGGAACAACCGCAACCGCCGGTCAGTTTCTGGGATCCGATTCGGCCGGAAAGCTGGCCGTCATGGGGGTTTCCACTCTGGCGAAACGGGTCGCGATCGCCCTGGACAACGGTTATCCCGACGAAGCGATCGAAGTCGTCGTCACCACGGACGAAGTCGTCATCCCGTAACACAAAACCGCGAACCTTAACAAAAAAGGAATTATACCATGTCGGAAACAAAGCTCGGCCATATCGATCAGCGCCTGACGGACGTTTCAATCGCGTACCGCCAGGACGCCTTCGTCGCCCAGGTTCTTTTTCCCGAACGGCCCGTCACCAAGGGCGCCGATCTCTACACGATCTACAAGAAGGGGAACGCCTTCCAGGTCGTCGACGACAAGCTTTCGAAGAACGCGGACGCGCACGAACTCCAGTTCGCGACGACAACCGACACTTATTCCGTGAAGGATTACGGTCTTCGCGGTTTCATCACCCAGGACGACATCGACAACGCCGACGATCCCCTGAAGCCGGAAATGGAAGAAACCGAAGCCCTGACGGACGCGATCCTTCTGGGCCGGGAAATCCGCGCGGCCGCCGTCGTCGCCGCCATGTCGACAAACACGGCCGCCGTTTCGACGAAATGGTCGACGACTTCAACGCCGATCACGGACATTGAAGCCGCCGCCAATGCCATGTTCGTTCGCCCGAACGTCATGGTCGTTTCCCGGCCGGTCTGGGACGCCCTGAAATTCAACGCGAACATTCTCGCCGCGATCGGCGGGGGTTTCACCGGACTGAAGATCGCGACCGAAGCAATGGTCGCGCAACTCTTCGGCCTGGAAAGGGTCGTCGTCGCCGGGGCCAGGAAGTCTTCGACGAAGCTTCCGAAGGATCCCTCCCTGTCCTACGTCTGGGGGAAGTCCTGCGTCCTGGCCTACGTTCCCCGCGCCCTGGGACTGAAGACACCCGCCTTCGGCGCCCTGTTCGCGAAGAAGATCGCCGGATCCGCGACTTTCCAGGTTCGGAAATGGGACGATCCGACCAAAGGCGTCGGCGGCCGCCGCGTCGTCCAGGTCGAACACCAGTCCGTTGAAAAGTTGATCGCCGAAGACTTCGGCTATCACCTTTCCGCTTGCATTGCATAACCGGCCAGAAGACGAAGCAAATACAGAAGGGTCGGCGCGCCTGGCGAATCATCCCGCGCCCGGCCGTCGGCCCTTCGACTTTTTCCTGGGGTTAAAATGTATGCAACTGTCGCCGGGACAAAGGCGAAATATTCAAGCGAACTTCTGATCCGCCTGACGAACTTTGAAGGCGTCGACGCCTTCACGGCGATCACCGATTCGGTTTTGGAAGGCGCCCTTGACGACGCTTCCGACCTGATCGACGGCTACATTCAAGAAAGATACCCGACACCTTACCCGACGCCGCCGCCCTATTTTGAAGTCGACTGCATGACGATCGCGATCATGCTTTTGATTCAGCGGAAGGGATATCTTCAAAACACGCCCGACGAAGCCCTTTATAATGCCGGGCAAGACGCGATCAAAATGCGATACGAAAAGATTTCCCAGGGCAAGATTTCGATCGGGGCGACCGGCGGAACCGGGGCGACCGTCCCCGCGACGAACGTCGTCGCTTCTTATCCCGACGCGATCTTCAGCCAGGAAACCCTTGACAAATTTTGAGGGTCGGCGAAATGATTTCAGTCGACATTCAATTCCGCGCAAAGAAGGCCGTCCAGGCGCTTGAAAAACTCCAGGCGCTTGATTTCTTTTTAATTCATTCGTCCCTGGGCGAAGACCTTTTAAATATAATCGCGTTAAGGTTTGATCGGTCGGTCGGCCCGAAGGGCGAAAAATGGCCGAAGATAAAAACCTATTTTAATCAGTCCTGGCGAAGATGGCGAACGCCCAGGGATCGGCCGTTGAAGCTTCTGGATCTTTTCAAGTCCTTTTCTTATGACGCTTCCGCCGAAGAAGTCGTCGTCGGAACGCCGAAGACATACGCGAAATATCATTCCGACTATCCTTCGAACAACGGCGGACAAAGAAAGATTATGCCGCTTCGCGAATTCATGGGGGTTGAAAGCGACGACGACGTCGACACTCTTCTTGATACGATCGAAGGCTATCTTGAAAAAGCCCTTCCCGTTTCTGGGGTCGCGTAATGTTTGAAATTTGCCGGAACTACCTTGTCGACGTCCTGAAGAACAGGGTTGGGATCACAAATGTTTCCTTCACGCGGGGCCAGGCTTCAGGCGCGCGCGAAGCCCGGGTCTTCTCCATGCCGACGCGCGGTTCGGTCGCCCAGGATTTTACAAAGCAACAGGAAACGATCCGCTATTACACGGATCCGCATGATAAATACCCGGCCCGTTTTTCTGGGACAACCGACGCGACGGGCAACACCGGGACAACGGTTAAATGTTTGACCGGAAATTTCAACGTGAACGGGGTTGTCGTCGACGATTATTATATCGACAATGTTTCAAACAGAAGGTCGAAAGTCGTTACCGTCGCGACCGACGGAAAATCATTGACGATAACCGACGCGATCGCCGCGAACTCAGTCGCCTTCAGGATTGCGCCGAAGAACGGGAAGGAACGCGAACGTCGTCGCCAGTTAAAGGCGATCGAAAAAATTACCTTTGTCGTCGAATTTTCTAACCATAACCTGACGGCCGCGAACGCGGACTTCAGGAACTTCATTCGGAATATCGGAAAATTCATTTATGACGGCCAAATAGCCTATATCCTGGACGGGGTCACGGTCGAAGCCGACACGCGGGGGAATAAGATCGCCGTCAACCTGGGGCCGGTCGAATGGGGCGACAATCAATATTTTCCCGAACTTAATCAAAAGGTTTTAGTCGAAGTCGAATTCGAAGGCGGAATCTTCGTCGTTCCCGATCCCTATACCGGCGCAATATCGATCGATCCTGACTGGATTTCGCCCGACGTTTTCCTGTCTGTCGGCAACTAAAGAAAAATAATGCGAACGAATTGAAAAAAAGGTATTTTAAAACCATAAGGAACCCTTAACAAAGGAAATTCAATGTCTAACAAGCCGATCCTTCCGAACGCCTATGTCGATATCAATAACCGAAACCTGGGAATGTTGCCCGTTTCCCAGTCGGGGATCTTCGCCTTCGCGGGGATCGCGGTCGAAGGAAGCGAAACCGCCGAATCGATCGTCACCGTCGGCGGACTGAATGAAGTTCGCGAAAAAATCGGTTACGGCAACTTAGCCGACGATCTGATCGACTTCTTCCAGGCCGGGGGCCGTCGCGCCCTGGCTTATCCGATTGTTCCGACAACTGAAGGCACGATCGGCGCCGTCACTCCGACACGGGTCGGGACTTCGACCGGAACGATTACGCTTCTGGAAGACGGATCAAAAATGATCCCCTGCGCGCTTTCCCTGAAGTTCGAAATCACAAAAAGCGGAAGCCTGGGCGAAGGAAAATTCAAGTATTCGACCGACGGCGGATTAACCTATTCACCCGAAACCCTGATCCCTTCCGCCGGAACCTATACCATACCGGGAACAAACATCGTCGCGACCTTCGTTCCCGGCGCCGGGGCGGTCTATTTCGAAGACGGCGACACTCACGCGGCCGCCGTTACCGCACCCGTCATTACCGACGCGAAGATCGAAGGCGCCGTCGACGCCTTCATTGTTTCCGACGAAACCCTGGACGCGATCGTCGTTTCGAACCCGGCCGGGGCCGCCCTTGTCGGATCCGTGAAAGCGAAAGTCCTGGCCGCCGAAGCGAAACCGAACTTCCGTTATTGTTACGGAATGGTCAGACCGGCCATTTCCGCTTCGGCCGCCGGAATGATCGTCGCCTGTCAGTCCGTCATGGCCGCCGTTTCTTCCGACCGGATCCAGGTCGTCGCTTCCGAACTGAATCTTTACCGGCCGAATCACGCGAACGACATTCAGCCGCGAAACGTGATCGGCCTTGTCGCCGGTCGCCGTTCCGCCCTGGCGATCTCCGACGACCTGGGGCTTTTCTCCGCCGGGGAATTGCCGAACGTCGAATCCGCCCGAACCGGATGGACTGACACCACGATCGAAGATCTTGACGGTCTTCGCGCCGTCACTGTCAGGAAGTTCAAGGGCGTCGCCGGATGGCGCCCGACAAACGGATGGATGATCGATCCCTTCAGCGACGTCAAGAAATGCGCCTGGCGCCTGATCTTGGACAAGGCTTCGAACCTGGCGCGCCTGGCCGGTCTGTCCTTCCTGAAGATGAAAGTCGACCCGGCCGACGTCCAGGGTTCGACGAAGGCCTTGAAGGACAATATTCAGGGCGCCTTGAATGTCATGGTCGGCGATCGCGACATCGTCCAGGCTTCCGTCGAAATCCCGGCCGATCAGGACATTTTGACGACCGAAGAAATTCTCGTCGAAGTCGGGATCATTCCTTACGGTCATGCTTCTTTCATCGGGATCACGATCGGCCTTGTGAATCCCCTTCGCGCCTAACGAAAACGAACGAACCTAAAACCGAAAGGAAATTATACCATGATTAACGGAAGAACTTTCGACTGGGAATCGATCAGGATCGACACCGTCTGGGGCTTGAATCTGGAAATCCTGGCCGTTTCATATTCGACCGAAAGCCCGACCGAAGCCGTTTACGGTCGCGGCCGCGCGCCCAGGGGATTCGGTCGCGGAAACCTTGTCCAGGAAGCTTCGATCGAACTTCCCTATGGATCCTTCGATACGCTTATGATTTACGCGGCCGTCGCCGGGGGTCTGTTCAATATCAAGCCTTTCCCGATCACGGTTTCCTATTCGAATTCCGATCGCGGAATTCCCCGCGTCGACGTCCTTCCTTCCTGTTCGATCACGCGGAAAGAAACCGACGCGACACAAGGCGACACGGAGATCAGGAAGGCGCGCCTGACGTTGAACGTCCTGGATCCGATCATCCTGAATGGCGTCCCCGTTCTCTAAAAAATTCAAACCGGGGCGCCCGGCCTGGGCGCCCTTCACTTAATCGAAAGGGTTTATCATGGACTTCAAGCCGATCACGGAAGAACAGATCGCCGAAGCAAAGAAGGCTTTCCCCGATCTCAAAATGGAGATCGTCACGGTCGAACTGGACGACGGCCGAACCTTCGAAGCGATCTTCAGGCGCCCGACGAACGCCCTTGTTTCCCGCTATGTTTCGGAAGCGAATTCGAACAAGGGCCGCGACGGCCTAAAGCATCATGACGCCTTTTGTCTGGACTGTATTGTCACACCTTCCCGCGATCAATACTTCGAACTCCTTAAAGATCTTCCGGCGCTTTCCCTGGCGATCGCGCCGAAGTTAATCGAAGGACACGGTTTCGCGAACGAAGCCAGAAAACGCCCTTTGTAATTGAAGTCGGCGGGGTTCACACCCTGGCCGACCTGATCGACTTCGCCAGGGTTTACGCCGGGGAAGACCTGATCGAAGAAGCCCTGAAAAAACAGGACGAAGGGGAATCCATCATGGACGCGATCGACCGGGCGAACCGGATCTTCAGATTTAAAGTTCAAGAAATCGAACAGGGGACACTTTCGGCCCTGTCGAAAGCCTTCGGAAGAAAATAAAACATGGCCGGAAGATCTTACACCGTTTCACTTCCGATCAAGGCGACAAACCTTGTCACTTCGGCCGCGAACTCAGTCGTTAAAGACCTTGAAAAGATCCAGAAGAAGATCGGCGGAATAAAGAACCTTTCCGACAATATGACGAAGGCCGGGTCGCGCCTGAAGGAAATCGGAACGTCCATGACTTTCGCGGGGGCCGCTATAACCGCGCCTTTAGGGTTCGCCGCGAAGAAGGCGGCCGACTTCGAAGAAGGCCTGGCGAAGGTCGCGACCATGATGGACGGCCCGGCGACGGCCGCCCTTGATAAGTTCGGCGGGGACATTCGCGCCCTTTCAAAAGAAACCGGGATTTCGACGGCCGAACTTAATCAGGCGCTTTATGATTCTATTTCGGCCGGAATTTCCCAGGGCGAAGCAATGCAATTCGTTACTAAATCCGCGAAGGCGGCCGTCGGCGGTTTCGCGGACGTTTCGACCGTCGTCGACGGGGCGACGGCCGTCCTAAATGGTTACGGAATGAAGACGACCGAAGTCTTGAAGATAACCGATCAACTTCAGATCGCGAACGACGTCGGAAAGACGAACCTTCAAAAGCTTTCCGCGTCTGTCGGCGACGCGGCCGCGACGGCCGCCCAGTTCGGGGTTTCAACGGGGGAAATGTTGGCTTCGATCGGAACGGTTACGAAAGTCACCGGAAACACGGAAGAAGCCTTCACCGGCCTAAAGGCGTTATTGAACGCGATCGCTTCGCCTTCGAAAAACGCCGCCGACGAACTGGATCGCCTTAACGAAAAACTGGCCGGGCCGGACAAGCTGATCTTTTCAATAACCGCCATGCAAAAAATGGGGCTTCAGAAATGGTTCGAACGATTCCAGAAGGTCACAAAAGGATCTTCAAGGTCTGTTCAATTGCTTGTCGGCGACGAAAGACGGGCCGCGACCTTCCTTCGAACCCTTGACGCGCAATCGGCGACCTTTAATGAAACCGTTAAAAAGATGGAAACGGCGACTTCGGCCGGGGCGAAGTCTTTGGGTTTATACGGGAAAGCCCAGGAAGGCAACGCCCAAAAAATGAAGGTCATGAAGGCGCGCCTGGACGACATGATCTTAACTGTCGGAATGGCCGCCCTTCCGGCCTTTGTTTCCCTGGGCGAAAGCCTGACGCCCTGGCTTTCGAAACTGGGCGCCGGGATCGGAAAGAATAAAGAATTTTTCGAATCGCTTATTAAAGGCGCGACGATCGCCGGGCCGCTTCTGATCGGGGCCGGATCCTTGAACTTCGCCCTGGGGGTTATCCTGAAGACCGGCGGATCGCTTCTGAAGGTCTTTTCGGCCCTTCGGGTCGCCATTATGGCGATCGTCGGGATCGGCGGGGGCTTGCCCGTCGCCCTGGCCGCGTCGGCCGCTTTCATCGGAAAGCTTGTTTATGATCGTCAAAAACTGGCGAACCGGATGGAAGCAAACAAAGGCGAAGACCTTCGGGCCGCGAACGCGCGCGCCCTTCAAGAAGCCGCCCTGAAGGCGAAGGGGATCAATCCCGCGACCTTTGAAGCCGGTCTTCTTCCAGGCGCCGGGCCGGTCTTAAACTCTGGGATCGTCCTTCCCGCGACCGGCCTGACGAAGGCCGAAATCAAGATCGCCGAAGCCGCGAAGAAGGCGGCCGGGATCAAGGCGAACGCCCTGAAGGACGCGAACAAGAAGACGCTTTCGGCCGAAGATCGCTTCTGGGAAGACATGAACGCGGCCGCCAAAAATGGGGCGAAGAAGACCTTTGAAACGATCGATATTTTCGCTTCCGAACGTCAAAGAAGCCTGATCGAAGACAATGGTTTCGCGACCGACGCGATCAAGGCGGCCGTCGGGTCTGGCGGAAAGGGCGTTTCAAGAAACGTCACGATCGGATCGATCACGCTTCCGAACGTCGGAAGCCGCGAAGACCTGGCCGCCGATCTGGAAAACTTGTCCCTGGGTTTCGGGGTCGGATAAGAAGGGGCGCTTATGGGTTTCTATATCAATTCGCGGAACGAAGATTTTTCTCAACTTCCTTCGACGGCCGGGATCCTTCTGGGAAGTTTTACAAAGAATTTTTCGAATGGCGAATATAATCGCTTCAAGTCGATCCTGTCGAACCCTCTGACTTATGCTTCAAGCCTTCAGGAAGGCCGGGACGCCGAAGGTTTCGTCTTCATTAATGGCCGCCGGATCCCGGGTATCTTCCAGGGGTTCGAAATAAACGGCGGAATAAATGTCGAAAAGTTCGACAAAGACAAAATGGAGATCAAGCCGATCAAGACTTCAAAAGTCAAGACCGGCGGAAACGAAATCGTCCAGGTTTATCAAGTGAACCGGGGGACGAAGCCGATCACTGGCCGGGCGGACTTCACTTTTCTTGACGACAATTTTTCGACGGCCGTCCAGAAGGCGAAAGAATTCGTAAGAATTGTAACAAGATGGCAGGGCGGGGAAGCTTCAGAAGATTTAATGTCAATGTTAGGATCCGACAAGCCGATCGAAAAGGTCTTCAAAATTCGGTCGCTTCTGATCGGGAAGGGTCGGCCGTTCAATATCAATTATGTCATGATTCCTGATTTTAAATGCAATATGGGAACCGGGATCGAAGGCAAGATCGACGGGTCTTTCAACTTCGAACAGTTCAACCTTTTCTTAACAGAAAAAGAACCAGAAAACCCAAAATCAAAACAGAAGGGCGCCGGGGGCGGAAGGGAAAAAGCTAAAATCGAAGAACCTTCAAACCCGGTCGCCGTTCCAATAATCGCGCCTTAAAATGGAAATCAGAAAGCTTCTTCAGGTCGGATCGACCGAAATCGAAGACGACGCTTCGAAGAACCTGATCCGCCTGATCGACCTGACGACTTCGTCTTCCTTTATGCAATACGGAGAAGTCAGACTGGCGAACGCCGACGGCCGATTCTCCGACACCTTCAAGAAGGGTCAATTCTTTTCGGCCGATTTTTCCCTGGGATCCGAACCTTCCCGCTTTTTTACAGGCGTCGTTTATGAAGTCTTCGAATCGACGATCGTCATTTTAAAAGTTCGGGGGAACGCCGAAAAACTGAAGACAAAACCCTTGAAGAAAAGCTTCAATAAAGTCGGGGCGGCCGACGTCATTCGCTACTGTCTGGAAGGAACCGGGCTTTCTTATTCCCTGGGAAACGTCGCGCCGGTTCGCCGTCATACCTACCTGATCGCCGGGGGATCCGCGAACGAAGAAATTATTCGGGCGAATCATTTCTTTGGCCTGGGGTTCGCGCCTTGGTTTGATAAAGACGGAAAACTTGTCCTGAAGACATCGGTTCAAAACAAGAAGAAGACCGACGTCGAATTCAACGGAAAAGATTTCACTCGCTTCGAAAACGGGATCCTGGAAACCTTCTTTATTCCCGAACTTGAAGTCTATTCCGAATTCACGATCCTTGATCAGAAATACGTTGCAAACACACACCGGATTTATGTAGATGGAAACAAATCAAAATCAATTATCTCCGTTGAAAAAGCTTGAAGCGGTTATCCGCCGGGCGCTTTTCATGATCGAACCGGCCTTCGGGAAGTTCGACCGCGTCCTGTTCGCCAGGATCATCAAGGTCAACTTCAGGGGCGGATCGGTCGACGACGCGGGGAAGGCTTTTTCGGCCGATCTTCAACCGCTTCTGAAGGATATGTCGCCCGACACTTCCTTCGACAAAATAATCGACGTTCCTCTTGTCGTCGGAACCTTCGGGAATGGGGGCGTCGTTTATTGCACTCCGAAGGCCGGATCGATCGTCCGCCTGGGTTTCATGTATTCGGATCCGTCGTTCCCCTATATCGTCGGCCTGACTGGCGAAGGCCTGAAGTTCCCAGACGGGACGGCGGACGAATTCAGGATCGAAACACCGGCCGGGGTTATCTTGCAAATTAAAGGCGAAAAGATTAATTTTAAGTCGAAGGACTTTAACACGGATCTTGAAACGATCGTCGCGAAGTTCCTTCTTCATACACACCTGGGAAACATGGGGGCGCCGACTTCCGCCGTTTCTGGTTCAATTCCGCCGATCGTCGACGCCGACTTCAAAACAGGGATCCTATAAAATGGCGCTTGTCGTCGACGAACAACTTTCAACCCTGGCCGAAGCGATCGTTCCGGCCGCGCCTGGCGGGGCTTCGGCCGCCCAGGTCGCCGCCAGGAACGCGGCCGTCGCCCAGGTTAAAACCCTTTGTCAGAAAATCATGGAATATATCGTCGCCCAGATCGAAATCAAGGGCGTCGAAACTTCGCTTGATTCGGATAGTGTTACCGGCAACGGGGCGGGAACGGATTCCCTGGGCGGGGTTCACGCGCCCGGGCCGACGAATCTTTCGGTCACGGCGACCGTCGGTAATGTTTCCGCGAAACAATCGAACGACGGGAAAGGACTTGTCGAATAATGGCCGACACCCTGGACGTTAAGATCGATCTGAAGTCGGGTCGAACCTATATCGACGAAACGACCGGCGACGCTATGCTAATCAAGAACGAAGAAGTCGTCATTCAGGACGCCGCGATCCGGCTTCGAACCCAGATCGGGACGGTTCAAAGAATGGGGCTTAATGATTTTGGATGGAATTACCTTTCGAAAATAAAGGAAGCGATCGCGGATTCGTCTGTCGAAGAACTGATCTCTGAAATGAAGAACGCGATCCTTCTGGACGACCGGATTGAAGACGTTGAAATCGAAGTTCAAACCGATCCGATAAACGACGACGTTTCGCTTCTTGCTTCTCTCTTTATTAATGGAAATATTTTCCCGTTGACCGTAACACTATAAGGCGGATCCCATGAATGAATTAATCATCAAAACATTTGAAGACCTAAAGGCCGAATTCGAACAGAAATTAATCGACTTCGGTTCGCAACTTACGAACCGCAAGGAAGGCGGGGCTTATGATCTTCAGATCCGCGTTTTGGTTTTAATGCTTTCAGACGCTTATCAGGTTTTAAAATCGTCGATCGATCAGGTCTTCCCGTCGACCGCGACCGGCGCCTTCCTGGATCTCCACGCCCAGGCCGTCGGCCTGGAAAGGGAAGAAGCTTCCAGGACGAACAAAGTTTTTATCTGTCGGCGGGATTCCGATTCGGGCGTCCTTCAGATCCCGGTCGGCGACGTCCTGAAAAGTCCTGTCGTTCCTTCAAGGGGTCAACTTCGCTTCAGGGCGATCGCCGGATCTATGGTCGACAAAACCGGGACGGCCGAAGCGACGGGCGTCGATCTTGTCGATACAACCGCGAACTTTATCGACGAAGGGGTCGCGGTCGGGACATATCTTTTCAATTCAACCGACGGATCTTATGGACAAATAACCGAAGTTCAGGCGACCGTTTTAAAGGTCGTCCTGATCGGGGGCGCCCTGAATTCATGGACGGTCGGCGACGCCTATAAAACCCAGAAGCCTTCTTCGATCGCCGGGGAATTCACTTCCAGAACGGCGGACAATGACGTCGAAGACTTAGCCGGGGCGCTTCTGACGGACAATTCCGAAGACGACTTCCGCCTTGAACCAATTCAGATCGGCCAAAAGATCTGGAATATTACTTCGGGCGCCCAGGGAATAATTTCTTCAATCGGAGAAGAAACCCTGGGAACGATCATGACGGGCGGTTCGCGAACGTCCTGGCTTGTCGGGGACGAATACAAGCTTCAGCCCGATCTTGAAATCTCTATTATTTGCGAAGCGAATCAGACCGGGGCGGACTATAACAATATCGAAGTCCTTCTGGGCCGCGACGGCGAAGAAGTCGAATTCGAAATTGATTCAGGTTTTACGGGCGTCGACGAAGTCGTTTCGAACGGCGAAGACCTTGTCCCAGGGGCGGACGAAGAAGTCGACGCCGAACTTCGGATCAGGATCGCGAACAGATGGAAAGAACTGGCGCGCGGATCCACGCGGGACGCCTATATTAACTTCGCCCGGTCTTCTTCCCCGGCCGTTTACGACGCGAACGCCTATAAAGGCGACCTGGAAACCGACGTCAAGATAGTTCTTTCTGGGCCGCCTGGAAGCCGAAACCTGGCGAACGCGATCGGGGTCAAGGTCTATCCGAACGACAATTTTGATTCGCTTTATACAGACGACGGGACGGCCGGGGGAATCCCGGCCCTTGTCGGGATCCAGGCTCATGAATATATTCGCGCGCGCGCGCCCTTAACGGACATGATCTATCTTTTCTCAGTCGAAGAAGTCGCCTTCAATATAGCCGTCGAAGTCAAGGTGATCGAAGGCTTCGTCTTCGACGACGTAAAACTGGATCTTTTGAAACGCCTTCGCGCCCTGTTCCTTGTCGAACGAACCGTCGACGACGTCGAAATAATGAAGGTCGGGGAAGAACTTCTTCTTTCCAGGCTAAACAAGATCGCCGCGAATACAGACGGGATCGCGGACTTCACTTTTACAACGCCGGATCCAGGGACGAACGACGGCGACACGGATCTTGACGACGATCAGGTTTTTTCAATCGGGACGATCACAATAACAGAAAAGGCCTAATCATGACACACTGGATCGCCATAATAGGAATTATAACGAATGTCGCCGTCGTTATAATCATTGCCCTGGCGACCTCAAATCAGCGATCAACGCAAAGGCGGATCGAAGAACTGTCGGCCGAAGTCATTCGCGGAAACGAAGAAATGAAGGCCGATCTGGCGAACCGTTTCAAGAAGGTCGACGAAACCTTCAAGGAAGGCCAGACTAAGGAAATCTGTAAAATATACCGCGATCAGCAAGAAGCCGACGTTCAAGCCATAAGGAACGACTTGAACGGAATGGGAAGAAAGATCGAAGGCCTGGAATCTTAATGGCCTTTCTTGTTCTCTGGGCGGGGGATCCGTCTTCAGACCGCGACCGGGGCGACATTATCGAAGCCCTGGACGAAGGCGTCGACGTCGAACGGATCGTCGGCCGCGAAGTCTATCTTCCGAAGTTCCTGATCGTCCGCGCCGAAAACAGATCGCGCGAAGACCTTCTTTTTCTTTTGACGCCGCTTTATTCAAAGACATTGACCGATCCGGCCGGGGAACCGCTTCAGATTAAGGCTTCTCAATTCCTTTTTGATTTCGAAGCAAAGTTTCCGGCTTCAGTCCTGAATGACGTCGCCGGATCCGATTCGTATTTGATCCCCAGTATTTCACTATCCGACATAACGGACAAGGCGGCCTGAAATGGCGACCGAAAGAATTAAGTCCGTCGGAAGCGGAAAGGATTACGCGACACCGGCTTTATGGTTCGCCGGGGAAGTCGCCGATCTTGTTACCCTGGACGAAGTCAGGATCGCCGAACTTTACGAAAGCTTTCTGTCTGTCGCGACAATAGCCGTTTCGAATTCATGGGTCACGGATCAGACAAGATATTTCGAACTCCGCGCCCACGCTTCGAAAAAGCATAATGGAGTAAAGGGCGCCGGGATCGTCATAAAGGCGACGACCGCGAACAATAGCTTTCTCTCCGATTCTAACGCGGCCGGAAAAAGCTTCAATATCAAAGACCTTGAATTCGATACTACAAGGATTTTTTACGCGAACCTGGGCGGATCTTTTTACAACAATGTCGAACGGGTGATCGCTTATGGCCTTACTAATGCGAACAGGTATCTTCATTCTTATTCACGTTACGGCTTCGCCCTGAATTGCCTTTTTCTGGACAACGCCGGGGCCGCCTATCTTGACTATGCAACGAATTTTAAATTCGTGAATTGCACTTTCTATAATTGCAATTCAGGAAGCCTTTCGGCCGGGGGTCTGGAATTCGGAAACTATCAAAGGACAAGGGTTAAAAATTGCGCGGTCATGGGTTGCGCGGTCAAAGATATTTCACACCATACAAGAACGCAACCGGGAACTTATCCGAAGAACAACTGTTCTTCGGACGATTCGGTCGAATATCATTCGAATTCTAAAATAAATAAGACCGCTTCGAATCAGTTCAAAAATATTGCCGGAAACGATTTCGACGTAAAGGTCGGATCCGATCTGATCAACGCCGGAATAGGAAGCGGATCCGACGCGGAAGTTCCTTTGACCGATATCGCAGGGCGGACGCGGTCGACGACGACGCCGACGATCGGCGCCTTCGAATATCTTCCTTCTGGCGACCTGGCCGCAATCCTTCGCGGGGTCGGTCGCGGGATCATGCGGGGGGGTCGCTAATGGTCGCGAACGTCGGCCGGATAAACCATAAACTGACGCCTTCGATCGCGGAACGCCTGAAGGCAGATCCGAAGCCTTCCAGGCTTCCCGACGATCTCCTTGAAGACCTTCGAATAGTCGTCGCCAGGACGATCGGCGGAAACCCGAAAGCGGATCGCCAGTCTGGGGTCTACCTTTCGAAAAATCAGAAGACCTTTTTTATTATCGAACGGATCGGCCTGGAAAAACCTATTTACGAAACCGGGAAATTTATCTATTTTAAAAGGAACGGAAAAAGCTTTTCGTCGAAAGTCGTCGACATAGTTGAAACGCGCGAAGCTTTTATCTTCCAATGTGATCGACCGAAAGCTATTTTAGAAAACGAAATCCCGCTTAATTTTTGCATAACGTCTAAAGGGGGAAAATAAAAAATGGAACTTCTTCGCAAATATGCCACGGCGACCGAAATATATTTCCCCCTGTCGGCCTTCGGGACGACCGATTTCGCTTCGACCATAATCGGCGGGTTCGCGGCCGGGGACGTCAAGATTTCCGTCGACGGGACGACGAACTTCGCGGCCGCAAATCTTCCCTTTCAGGTCGGCGACATTACTTCGAAGACCTGGGGCTTAACCCTGTCGGCCGGGGAAATGACGGGAAAGAAAATTCAGGCGAAGATTGTCGATCAGACGGCGACGAAATTATGGGTCGATCAAATGGTCGAACTCATTACCTTCGGGAACGCGGCCGCCGAACTTCCGTTCACCTACGGCGACGTCGAAGCGAAGGTCGACGCGATCGGGATTAAGGTCGACGGTATTTCCGCCGACGCGATCCTGATAAAGCAAAACACGGTTTCCATTAAGGCGAAGACGGATCTTCTTTTCGACGTCGTCCAGGCCGAAACCGTAACGACGGATAAGATATTCGCCGATCGAACCTTCGACGACGGCCAGGCGATCACGCTTTCAGGGGGGCCGGTTAATCTCTATATTCGGGGTTGTCGCGGATTTCTCTATATTGACAATCAATGCGGGGCCGGGAACGCGAATATAATCGTCGACGGTTTCGAAGGTTCAGTCGTTATTTACGGAAATGTTTCATACAACGTCACGGCCCTAACTGTTCGCGGCCTGAAGGGCGTCCTTCAGTTAAATCATGAAGTTATAAACGCAAATCTTTACGGTTGCTTCGGCTATCTTTTCGGCGGGGCCGTTTCTGGCGTCCTTACAATCAAAGGCGGGGGCGGTCATAACGAAATTACGGTTTCGGGATCGTCTTCGATTGACGGTTTTATCGAAGGCGCAACTCTGGACGAAGTCGCCGTCGGGGTCGACGATATTCAGACAACGGTAAACGGAATTTCAGTCCTGGCCGTCGGAATCAAGGCCGATACGGTTTCAATCCTGGCTGTCGGGGCGAAAGAAGGAACCCTTTCAACCGTCGGGGCCGCGATCGATCAGATCAATATCAAGGTCGACGGGATTTCGGCGGACGCGGTCGGAATCAGACAGGACACCGTTTCGATCCTGGCGAACGGCGCGAAAGAAGCGACGGTCAACCTTGTTGGGGCGGCCGTCCTTTCTGTCGACGCGGCCGTCGAAGCCGTCGGCGACGCGGTCGAAGTTGTCGACGACAAGGTCGACGCGATCGGATCGGACGTCATTTCGATTGAACAGGCGACGACTTCGATCCTTTCCCTGGGCGCGAAAGAAGCGACACTCGTTTCCGTCGGGGCGGACGTCGACGCCGTCCAGGTCGGGGTCGACGATCTTCAGATAAAAGTCGACGGTATTTCCGCGAAGGCGATCGAAATAAAACAGGACACAACTTCGATCTTGAATTCCGTCGCGACTGTCGACGATCAGGTCGACGAAATCGTTCGGCGGACGCTTCCTATGAAGCGGATATGGGTCGACACGGTCGCCGGTAATGACGCGAACGACGGAAAGACAAGGCTTACTGCGAAGAAAACTATTTCGGGCGTTAATGGCGGGACGGCGCAATTTGTCGACTTCGAAGGCGGACAGTTGATCGTTGTCGGATATGTCTTCAATCCCTATAATGAAAATATCGTCGTCCCCGCAAAGCTTGAATTAATAGGCGTCCCCCAGGACGAACCGGGATCGCAACCGGACGAAAACGGCGAACTTCCGAAAATTTACGGAACCTATGTCAGCCAGACGACGCCGATCATTCGCCTTAAAGAAGGCGCCCGAATGACCGGAGTATGGTTAGGAAAAAGCTTCAACAATCTTCTTGATTCGATCGTCTGGATGGCCGAAGATTCTGAAATTACACGTTGTTACGGAATCGGGACGCCGCCCGTCGGCGACGCCGGGACGAAGTTTCTTATCAACTTCCGCGACATTACAAGCGGTCGGATTCATCATAACTACGGCCTGGCCGGGGGCGGAACAATCGATCACGCGATCGGAACCGATTACGGATCGGGATTCGGAAAGATTTTCATTGACAACAATGTTTTCAATTCGTTCGTTAAGGACACGATCGATCTTGAAGTCAGGACTTCGGCCTTTACGAATATCAAAAATAATTCATTCCTTCAGGTCGCTTCGACTTATCACGCGATCAAGTTACGGCCCGGCCGGGGCGTTACGATTGTAAATAATGCTTATGGATTCGCCGACGCCGACTTCGTCCTGGAAACCGGGACGGCCGGAACTATCCCGAATCTTATTCAAAATAATGGCCGCCTGGCGAACGACGCGAATGTCGTTCTTACGGCCGCCCACGGATCCGGCGCCTGGGATGCGGTCAATAACAATGTTACGGTCATGGCGATCGGGGCGAACGCCTGTCAGTCGATCGATACTGCAATCGCGCCCAGGTTCGCCGGGCTTGAAGACAACCTAAATAAAGAAGTCCTGACGCGGACTTCGGCCGGAAACCCGAAGACCTATAAAGTCGGAACCGGGGCGAATGAAAAAACTGTTGAAGCGACCTATACTTCCGTCGAAGGCGTCGAAAAGGTTTCCAAGGAAGAAGTTTTATGATCCTGGATTCGACTTTAATCAGGTCGGATATTTGGCAGGATCAGACGATCCAGACCGACGTCTGGTATTCTCCGACCGGGAACCTTTCGATTGACATAACGAACTATTATCTTCTTTTAATGAATTTCCTGGGGAACCCCTTGATCGAAGATCAAGAAGTCGCCCTGGGCGAAGTCACGATCCTGGGAAACGACGTCGCCGCGACCGGCGGAAACCTTGTCCAGGTCGAAACGCCCGGCCCAGTCCTGGATCCGACCGTCCCTGACGACGTCGCGGAATACTACCTTCGATTAATGAATTTTGTCGGGAACGTCGTTTATGCCTAATATTACAACTGACGAAACCCAGAACGTCGTTCGATCGATGGCCGTTCTTCTTCTGTCTTTCAAGGATCAGGTTCGAAACCTTGTCCTGAATTCCTTCGTCGGTTATGCGAACGGAATTTATCTTGAACGGATCGGCCGCGACCGGAACCTTCCGCGCCTGACGGGCGAAAGCGAAGCGACCTTCCGCGCGCGAATATCCGACGCCTGGGAACGCAATGTCGGCCAGGGGGACGCGCCTTCCATTATCGCGATCATGGAAAGCCTGGGATATACATTTAATTCGTTCGATCAGGGCGACACGGCCGGGGGCGCCGGATCCTTCAATCTTCTTATTCAGGCGACGGGCGTCGCCAGGTTCGACGGAACCTATTCTTTCGACGGAACTATTCTTTATGACACGCCGACGCCGAATTCCTTTTCGATCGAACTTGTCCAGGCGTCCGCGCCGACTGTCGAGCAGGAAGCAATTATTCGAAATGCGGTAACGCCGATCATTCGGGCGTCTTCAATTATCGACCTGATCGAAAACATCGTTCCTTAAAAGGGGGCCGTCATGGCGCAAGACCTAACAATCCCAGGATCAACTTTTCCCGCGACCGTTCCGTCGATCGTCACTTCGGATCTTGTTCGCGGATCCGTCCAGGGAAGCGATCCGAACGCCGGGGACGCGAATAAACAGGGCGTCGCCCTGGGAAACCGAACCGGCTATCTGAAGGCGTCGGTCGACATTCACGAGCAACCGGAATTCCTTTCTGGCGAAGTCCTGGAATTTTATGACGCGAACGGATCGACGCCGCATGATTTCAAGATTTCGAAAGCGGTTTATTATGGCGAAGGGTCGCCCTGGGTCGCCGACTTCCAGGATTATGTTTTAAATATTATGACGATAATGGGAACGAACCCGGCCTTCAAGCTTGCCGAATGGAATTTCAAAAAGCCGCTTCGTTATAACACCTTTAATTATAAGTTCGCCGCGAAGTCGACGAATTACGCCGGATCTTCCCCAAAAGAGATCGCCCAGGCCGAAGTCGTTCTGGCGATCGTGAAATGGGATAACGGGGCGAACCTGGAAGTCGACCGGGTCGACGGATTAAGGATCGCGGCCGCGACGATCGGCGACGGAAACACCTTCAGGACGGGAACCTTCGACCTGACGGCCGTCGCGGCCGGGACGCCGCTTCTTGCCGTTCTTTTCGCTTCGTTCCCAGGGGTCGGAACCGGCGGAACCGAAACCTATGATTTCCTGTTCAAGGGCGGAAAGACGCGGTTCTTTTTCACGGCCTGATCTATGCCTTCCTTTTCCGCGACGTCACTTTCGCGCCTGGCCGAAGTCGATCTGAATCTTCAGATCGTCTTCATGGAAGTCGTCAAAACTTTCGACTGTTCGATCTTATGCGGCCGCCGGGAAGAAGCGGAACAAAACGCCGCCGTCCAGGCCGGGAAGTCGAAGCTTGTCTTCCCATTTTCAAAGCATAACTTGAAGCCTGGGTCGCGGCCGGGAACAAGGGTCGAAGCGGTCGACGTCGCGCCTTATCCGATCGACTGGGCGGACGCTCCGCGCTTCGCCTATTTCGCCGGTTACGTCATGGCGACGGCCGATCGCCTTCTCCTGGCCGGAAGGATCAGTCGGGCGATCAAATGGGGCGGGGACTGGGACAAAGACGGCCGCCTGGCCGAAGAAAAATTCAAAGACCTGGATCACTTCGAAACCATTTAACAAAAAGGGGGCCGCATGGACGCCGACGACAAAAAGGCAATTCTAAAGATCGCGATCACTTCAGGACTTCCGTTTTTCCTGAAGACCTTCCTTTCGGGGAAAACGAAACTGGGCGTCTATATCCTGGGGATCGCCTGGGCGTCCGCGAAGTATTTCTTCGACGTCGACCTTCCGACGGGCGTCGAACTTCCGCCCGAAGTCGTCGCTTCAAGTCTTCCCGTTCCGGTCAAGGTCGGGGTCGGGGTCGGGTCTGGCGTCCTGGGGATCGGAGTCATTCACGATCTGATCAAGAAGTTTAACCTGACGACTTCGAAGGTTATGTCGATTTTTCGAAAATAGTCAAAATACCCTGTTCCCTTTTTAAGGTCGCCGCCGGGATCCGTCCTGGCCGCGACCTTTCCCTTTTTATGGCCGACCGGCTTCGCCAGGCGCCCGGCGCCAGGGGGATCGACCTTCCCGCCGACGTCCATGTCGGATTTTGACCGGCCCGATCCTGGGGCTTCCTACGCGGCCGCCCGAAATATCTTTCGCTTAAATTTCTTTGATTTCGCCATATAGCCGTTTTTCGCTTGAATTAAGGCCTTCGGCCTGAATTAAATTTCATTCACGGCAAAATATTTCTTGACTTTGAAAAATTTATTGGTTATATTTTTAGGGAAGCAAGACAGAAACCTGAAACGAAAGGAAATCAAAATGAGCCTGGAACTTGAAATCGCCCTGAAGCGGATCGACCGGAACGTCGAAGCGAAGGTCGCCGAAGCCCTGGAAGCAGACTATCCCGTTTCCGTCGCGGTCGACGGCCGGGAATACCGAACCATGAATTCGGTCGTCGCGAAAATCTTCGACCTTTTCGCGAACAAAGAAAACTGGAAATTCCCCGTTCAATCCCAGGTCGCCCTTTCCAGGGTCGCGCCTTTCATTCCTTCGAACGTCGGCGGGGCGCCTTCAATTCGTTCCTTTATCGCTTCTTGCGTTTCCTTCCATGTCGGCGGGGAAACCCTGATCGGGACGAAGATCGAAGACGGAACCCTTTTCATCGTCGCCAGAAACGCCGGTTACTACAACAATATCGGCGCATAATTCACCGGGCGCCCTGGCCTTCGGGGCGCCCTTTACCTTCGAAAGGAAAAACGAAAATGAAAACGAAAAACGCGCGAATGGTTGAAGTCGTCCTGAAGGGCGACACGGTCAGAATCTTCGACGGAAACACGCCTTCCGACTTTTACTTCGAAGGCGTCGTCGAATCGGTCGACAATGTCCAGGAAGTCTATTTTATCAGGACTATTAAAAGGGTCTGGGACGATCAGGAATTCAAGGTCGAAAATTATCCCGACATGGCGAAAAGCCTGAAGGTTAAGAAGAATGGCGTCGTTCTGGGTGACGGGTCGCTTTCTTCCAGGGTTACGGTTCTTGTCCCCGTGACGGCAATGTCTATAAAGAAAACCTTCGAACTTTTGGAACGCGAAGTCGCGGGGAAATAGCAATGGAAAAGACGACCATGAAACCGACGTCAATCTGGGACATGAAGTTCGGAATGACTTTCCAGTCCAGGGGCGAAGGCGCCTTCATTTACAAGGTCAACGGAATTGACACCGGCCGCGATCCGGCCGTCTATCTTCAGCGGATCTACGACGGGAATCTGGTCAAGGTCGCGGCCGATCGCCTGTTCGTCATGCTCAAAAACGGAAATCTTGTTTTCATCAAATAAACCCTTAATCGAAAGGATCGAACAATGACGACGACGCAAAAATTCGAACGGGCCGCCGAAGCGATCGAAGCTTATGGTATGGCCTGGAAGGCTGAAGAACGGGAAATCTTGACGGCCGACGGCCGGGAAATCAAATCTCATAAAGCCCTGATCCGTTCCGACAACGGCGGGATCCTGGGCGTCGTCGGGAAACGCTATTTCCCCGTCCAGAATACGGCCGCCTTTTCTTTCTTCGACGTCCTGGCGCGCGACAACGGCGGATATTTTGAGAAGGCGACGGCCTGGGAAGGCGGATCGAAGGTCGCTTTGACGATGCGGTTTCCGACGCCGACATCCTGGACTGTCAGGAATCGGGGCGATCAGATCCAGACCGGCCTTCGGATCCTGAATTGCTTCGACGGATCCGGCGCCCTTCGGATCGCGCCTTTGTTCGACGTCGTCGTCTGTTCGAACGGAATGGTTCGCCATGACGCCGAAATCGGTCGCCTTTCGATCCGTCATGTCGCTTCGGCCGAAGCGAAGATCGCGGAAGCCCTGAAGGTTTACGCGAAGGTCGACGCCTATCTTTTCAGGTCGCTTGAACTGGCGCGCGAACTGGATCGGAAGATCATGGACGCCGAAGCGGTCAAGCGGTTTATTTCCGAAGTCTTCCCGGTTAATACGCCCGAAGCCAGGAAGGCGCGCGCGGCCGGGGTCACGGAAGACGCGATCGAAGTTCCGACGCAAACAAAGAAGGTTCGAAGCCAGGTCTTCGATCTGTTCTTCTCAGGCCTGGGGAACTTCGGCCGATCGGCCTGGGATGCCTATAACGCGGTCACGGAATATCTGGATCATTACCGTTTTAATAACGACATGGCGCGCGCCGAACGGGCGTCCATGATCGGATCCGCGAAGACCGTCAAGGAAAACGCCTTTAGCCTTCTCATGGCGTTATAAAAAAACGTCCTGTCGCCCAGGCCTGTCTATTAGGTATGGCCGAAAAACTCCCTGGGCGACGGGGCAACTTTAAAGATTATTTGCATTGAAGACGAAAATTAATTATACTTCTTTCATGGGACGGCCGGGTCAAACCGGCGAAACAAAAAACTTAATCGAAAGGATCTTCCATGTCCAGACAGAAAAACGAAACGGCGGCCGACCGGGCGGCCGAACTCATGCCGATCGTCGCCGACGATATCTTCCAGGATCCGGCGCTTCTTTCCCCGCGCCAGGTCGTCGCCCTGGAAAAGGTTACAAAGGCGAACATTGAACGCCTTGTCGACGAAGCGGAAGCCCTTGTCGCTTTTACGAACCGAATCAAAACCGTCGCCCTAAAAGCGACGAACGGATCTGACTGGGCGCTTTTCGGGGACAAGCCCTATCTTCTGGAAACGGGTGTGAAGAACGTTCTTCAGATCGTCGGCGCTTCAATCTTCGACGTTTCGATGGACGAAGAAGTCCGCCACGAAGCGGACGGCCGCAAGGTCGGATATTTTACGGCCGTCGGAAAGATCTCTTTTATGGGTCGCGTCCATGTCAACGTCGGAACCGGGACGACGAAGGACAAGTTCTTCTGTCAAAGGGGGGAAAACAAGATCCTTTCCTACGACGAAGTCGATATTCAAAATGTCAGGAAGAAGGCCGTCACAAATCTTCAACACCGGCTTCTTGATATGGTCTTAAAGCTTCGGCCTTCCCTGGACGAACTGAAAGTCCTGGGGATCGAACCGAAGGGAAAGGTCGACTTCGCGAAGGGAAGCCAGGGCGGGACGACCGACACGGTCGACGAAAAGGCGCTTCGCCTTGAACTGAAGAACCTTGTCGCGAAGGCCGCGAACGACCTGGATCGGAAGCCCGAACAGATCCTTCAGGACGCGACGGCCTTCGGGGAAGGGCCGACGGCCTTCGCCGGTTATTATAGCGTTGACAAGGTTTCCCCGAAAATGTTAAAGAAGGCGATCACTTCGATAAAGAACCGCCTGGAAAAGGAAGACGGCCAGGCCGCCGGAAACGCCCAGGCCGCCCAGGGGAACGGGGGCCAGAAATGAAAATCATTAGCCTGAAGGCTGAAAACTTCAAGAAGCTTTCGGCCGTCGAAATAACGCCCGACGGAAACGTCGTCCAGATCACCGGGAAGAACGAAGCCGGGAAGTCTTCAGTCCTGGACGCGATCGAAGCCGCCCTGAAGGGCCGGGCCGGTCGGAAAGACACCCTGAAGAAGGGCGAAGAAAAGGGCCGGGTTTCCCTGGACATGGGGGATTTTACAATCATCCGATCTTTCACGGCGGACAATCAATATCTGAAGATCGAAACGAAGGACGGGTTCGAAAGGAAAAGTCCCCAGAAGTTTCTTGACGAAATAATGGGATCTATTTCCTTCGATCCGCTTCAATTCATCAATGCCGAACCGAAAAAACAACGGGAAATCCTTCTTGAATTCACCGGCCTTGATCTTGACGCTCTCGATCTTGAACGGGCCGAACTCTATTCGGAACGAACTGTCATAAACAGACAGGCGAAGGAGGCCGAAACCGTCTTCACGGCCGCGAAGACCTTCGAAGGCGCGCCTTCTGAAAAGGTCGTCGTTTCCGAAATCCTGAAGTCGCTTGAATCCGTTCGGGCGAAACAGGGCGAACTTTCCGCCAGGGAAGCGAAACTTTCAGACGCGAAGATCGAACTCAGGCAGGGCGAAACCCTGATCGCCGATTGCAAGGCGAAAATAAAAGCCCTTGAAGAAAGCCTTCGGAATATGGAAGATCGTCGGGAAAAATTAACGGAAGCGATCGCGAAGGCCGAAGTCAATATCAAGACGGAAAAGGAAAAGGAAGATTGCGAAACAAAGATCGCCGTCTTCAGTCAGCAGATCGAAGAAGCGGAAGCGACGAACGCGAAGGTCGAAGCGAACGCGAAGGCGGCCGAACTGAAGGCCGCTTTCATCAAGGCGTCGAAAAGGGCGACCGAACTTTCGCAAAAAATCGACGCTGTCGAAGCGAAGAAGAAGGCCGCGATCGACGCCGCGAAATTTCCGATCGAAGGCCTGGGGTTTACGGCCGAAGCGGTCACGTTCAACGGGATCACCGTTCCCGAACTTTCTTCGGCCCAGAAGATCCGCGTCGGCCTGGCGATCAGTATGGCCTTGAATCCGAAACTTCGGGTTCTTCGCATAACCGACGGATCGCTTCTTGATTCGGATTCCATGAAGATTATTTCCGAAATGACGGAGAAGAACGACTTCCAGGTCTGGATCGAAAGGGTCGACGAAACCGGGAAAGTCGGGTTCTTTATCGAAGACGGCGCCCTGAAAAAATAACCATAACTTATTTGCATTAATGCCGAAAATAAGTTATCTTGTGTTATAGGGAAACAACAAAACAGACCGAAACGAAAAGGGGAATAAATGAATCGACCGAACCTGATTTCGCAAATATATGATCTTCGCGCGAAGGGGATCCGGCTTTCGCCCTGCCATTCGAACCGGGCTTCCCAGATCGGCGATCCTTGTGAAAGGTCGCTTGTCTATCGGCGGATCGCCTGGGACAAGGCCGAACGCCCGACGATCGAACGCCAGTTAAACTTCGACGAAGGAAACCTTCATGAAGGCGCGATCATGGTCGACCTTCAGAAGGCCGGGGTCAAGGTTATCGAACAACAGATCGCATTTATTGATCGTCAAACCAATATCACGGCACACCTGGACGCGGTCGTCGAAGTCGAAGGCGCCTTGTTTCCTCTGGAAGTTAAATCCTGTTCGCCCTTCATTTATGACGCCCTGGCGAAATACGGGCCGGAAGACTATATAAAGGCAATGGAGCAACTGGGCGAAATTTATCCCTGGCTGAAGAAATACCCGGCCCAGGTTTTGATCTATTGTTTCTTCAAGGCGCTTCCGACCGGGATTATTCTTTTCAAAAACAAGGCGAACGGCCGTCTTCTTCAGTTCTTCGTCGACCTTGATCCGAACGTCCCCTATCTTGACGCGATCTTCGAAAAGGCGAAACGGGTCAATCAATGCGTCGGAAAGTTCTTCGGGCCGTCCGGCGAAATGCTTTTCCCTGTCGACAAAAAGGAAGCGGAAGGGATCCTTCCGCCCAGGTTAAACGACCGCGACGAATGTCGGGGGTGTGACTTCAAAGGCCTATGTCTTCCCGATATCGACTTCGGATCTCCGCTTCAGATCAAAGACGATCCCGGCTTCGAAGCGAAGATCGACAAGTTCTTCCTTCTGGAAAACTTCGCGAAGCAATACGACGATCTGAATGAAACCTTGAAAGGGCAATGTCGAAACGTCGAAAACATGATCGTCGGTAAATTCCACGTTACCGGCAAGGCCGACGCTAAAGGCGCCTGGCGGAAGAAGATCGCCTTCATTGACGACGCCGACAAGGCTTCAATAATCGAACAATCGAAACACCTTCAGGAAATAATCGAAAGAAAGGGGGCCGCCGCTAATGCCTAAAATGATCGACACGGAAGGCGCGATCCGTTACATTAAATCGAAGGCCGAAGTCGCCGACATGATTGAAGCGATCCGGCTTTCAATGAAGTCGACGAAGACTGAATTCGCCGCGCGCCTGGGGATCACGCCGGAACATTACAACCACTTAACGAAGGGGAAGGTCTATCCTTCGTTCAAAGTCCTGGCGCTTCTTTCCCAGTCTGGGGTTGATATTCGTTCAATGACAGACCTTTCCCACGAAGATCGCGTTTCGATAATCGAAACGGCGGCCGCCGGGGAAGAAACCATAAACTCAAAAAGGAAGGGCTAAAAAATGGCGAACGAAAAAGAAGGCGGACTTCAGGCGCCGAAGAAGAAATCCTATTTCTTCGAAGTCGTCGAAACGGTCGAAGTTCCCGAATCGGTTTCGATCCCGGTCAAGGTCGACGGGGTCGAAGTTTCGACGAACGTCGAACTGAAAGAACTTCGGCGATAATCGCCGGGCCGGGCGCCTGTCGTTAATGAAGGGGCGACGGGCCGCCCGGCTTTATCTTCGAAAGGAAATTCAAAAATGAATGACAGGGAAAGACAGATTTACGAAAAACTGACGAAGTTAAACCGCCTGATCGCGACGATCTTGAAAGACTTCCCGGTCACGCGGGATCTGTCGAACGACGACTTTCTGAAGGCCTTCGCGAAGCTATACAACGGGAAGGAAGATTATACCTTCGAATCGATCACGCGGATCCGTCGGTATGTTCAAAATACCCTGGGGATCTTTCCGAAGCGGTTCGGGGAAGGGGTCGCGGTCTGGAAGGAAGCCATAAAACAGATTGAAAAAGATCAACAATTAAGTATGTTTCAAGGGGAAAATAAAAATGAAGGCTGAAATCTATCGTTTCTTTGGATATGAGAATTCACGGAACGGAAACGAACAGGCCGCGCGCAATGAAATAAACGCGCGCCTGGCCGCGATCGAAGAAGCGATCGTTTCTCTCTGGAAGGCCTTGCCCGACGGCGGGACGGTTCTTTTCAGGGTCGGGATTTCAAACCTTATCCTTCCGGCCGGATCCCCGGCTTCCGACGGGGGCTTCCTGATCGTTACGAAGCCGGGCGACACGCTTCAGGCTTCCGTCGTCCTTCGGGCCATGCCGAACCCAGGGGATCGATTATGAAAGTCCTGTATTTTGACACGGAAACGACCGGCCTTGATCCCAGGAAGAACGCCCTGATCCGCCTGGCCGTTATTATCGAAGTCAAGGGCGAAGTCGTCCAGGAAGCCGTCTTTAACATTCAGCCTTTCCAGAACGACGTCGTCGAAGACGAAGCCCTGAAAATAAACGGGATCACTCATGCGGTTTTGGCGACCTTCGTTCCGGCCGAAGACGCCTTCGGAATGATTGTCGACCTATTCGATCGATTCGTCGACAAAATGGATCGCGAAGATAAATTCATTCCGGCCGGGTTTAACGTGAACTTTGACGTCGACTTTATGGACGCCTTCTTCAGGAAGAACGGCGACAAATACGGGATCGGATCTTATATCGACCGGCGCCGACCGATTGATCCCAGGTATATTTTTTCTTTCATTGACTATCTGGGGATCTACAAGTTACCCGACTATAAACTTGAAACGATCGCGCGCGCCCTGGGGATCGACCATATCCCGCACGATCCGAAATCAGATATTCAGGTAACGCGCGAAATCGTTCAACGTCTTCGCCGCCGCGTCGTCGGCGACATGGAGATCCTAAAGATTGCGAAGATCATGAAAACAGACGAACAGAAAAAGGGGGAACAATGCCCGACGGACAAAGTCAATCAACCGGCGCCCTTCGGATCCGGCAACCGATAAACAGGCCGACCGATCCGACGCTTCAACAGTCGGTCGAACGCCTGAATCGAATAGTCGAAGGCCTGGAAAAGAAAGGCGCGCCCGAACAGACGATCCGCGACCTGGACTTCCCGGCGGCCGCGCCGAATTCAAACACAGAAGAAATCACAAGACTTCTTCAGGAACTTCAGTCCCAGACCGGATATAAACAGACGGCGACCGAACTTAAAAACGCTTCCCTGGTCTTCTCTGTTTTCAAGGGGCTTCTTCATGTCCTGGGCGCCTTCAAGTCGAAGGAAATATCCGTCGAAGTCGCGGTCGCTTCGATCAAGGCGTCGGAGAAAATGAAGATTGAATTCATAAGGGGCGACGGAAAGGTCTTCGCGCGCCTGGCCGAATGAAGCTTTGTTTAAAACACAAGACGCTTTCGCTTCGCCGATATTGTCCTGAATGTCGACGGGCTGAAGATAGGCGCTTCGCCCTGGCCGTCGTTCGCGAACTTCTTGACATGAACGACGCCCTTCGGGCCGCTAATCGCTTGATCGAAGAAGATCTTTTGTTTTTCATAAAGGGACTAAATACCGAAACCGGCCGGGCGCTTTTCAGATTAATCAAGGAAGGGGCGATCTAATGGACGAAGACAGGCTTAATCGAATGAAGCAAGTCGAAGAAATCGAAGTCGGAATTCAAGAACCTTTCGGGGGGCCGACGCTTGTCGGGCCGCCCAGGCTGAAGGAAAAGTCGGTCGCCCTTCAGCCGTCGGAGATCGAACCCGAAGCGAAGGCGATCGATTTTGTTGATACAAAGCTTTTTGAAAGCCAGGCCGCCCAGGTTTTGCTTTCCTTCAGGAAGAAACTTCGGGAAAACGAACGCCTGATCGACGTCGCCCTTTCCGACGCCGAAAACGAAGAAGGCCTTTTCAGTGTCGACATAAAAGCAATAGACGAAGCGATCGACGCACTTCGAACGGCCTTCAGGGGTTCGCTATGAAGGCCGCCGCCCTGTTCGCGATCCTTCTCCTGGCCGCTTGCAAGCCGTTTCTCCCTAAAGAAATGACGCGCGCGGAAGTGATCGCCGCTTGCAAAGAATGTCAGGAAGCCGGTTTCTCTCCTCAAATCTACGTCAGGGGCGCCGTCGACGACGCGATCATTCGGGTCGATTGCTATCCGCCTAAATATTTCGAACGGACGATCACGGCAAAAAGACCGGACAAATGAAAAGACTTGTCGGCCTTCTTGATTCGTATATAGAACTTCTTCAGGACGAATTGAATGAAGTCGTTACCTATGCCGAATCACATGGATGGAAGTCGACAAGATACGAAGAAGGCGTCGCCCTAAGAAAAGAGATAAAGGAAGAACGAACCGCCATTAAGCTTCGAAACCCTATTCGAAAGGTAGATTGATGGACGAATTAAGGTTTTTATTAAGACAGGTATTTTATTTCCGCCTGGGTCTGGGCCAAAAAGTCGAAGAAGTTATCGCCGAAAAAGACGTCGACCTATGGAAACGAATATGGAAGGCAATTGAAGAACCGTCAGAATCGGAAAAGAATTGACACGGCCGATCGATATGATTATTTAATCTTTTATATTCTACTTCAGGCGAAGGCCTGGAAAATTCAAAAATCTTCTTCGAAAGGAAAGCCATGAAAGACCGGAACCTTGAAGCTTCCGACAACTGGGCGACGCCGAAAGATTTCCTATTTATGCTTGACAGGGAATTTCAATTCGACTTCGATCCTTGTCCTCTGTCGTCGACGCCGATCACTCCTGAAAACGACGGCCTTCGGATCCCCTGGGGGAAACGCAATTTCATCAATCCGCCTTATTCCAGGCTATTGAAAGAAGCCTTCATTCGCCGGGCGATCGCCGAAGCGAAGGGGGGCGCCTTGTGTGTCCTTCTTCTTCCCGTTTCGACTTCGACGAAAATCTTTCATGAAGAAATACTTCCCTGGGCGACGGCGATCCGCTTCATTCGCGGCCGCCTGAAGTTTTCCGGCCGCAATACGAAGGGCGACTTCGTCGAAAATAAATGCGGTATGCATGATTCCATGATTGTCGTCCTGGACGGGACAAGGGAAGACTTTTCGAAGGCGAAACCCTTCGGCCTTCCGACGGCCGCTTCTTCAATGACGCCCGACGCCGATCCGGCCCAGGAACGGATCTCGTTATGAAGAAGGCGCCCGGCCGGAATCTGGGCGTCGAACCTGTCGCCGAAGATTATAAATGTAAATGCGGGACAATTTTTCCCGCTTCCCTGGGGAAATACGGTTGTCCTAATTGCGAAGGCGACAACGTCGCGAAGCCGACAAAAGCTTCGACCGACGGAAGGCCGATCGGATGATCGACGAATCCCTGATCCAGGAAATCCTTTATAATTACTACCTTCAGGGTTATCAACTTTTCCCGAATATTTATATCTATCCCTGGGAATCGGATCTTCTTGTCGTTTCCAGGGCCGGATATATTACCGAAATTGAAATCAAGATTTCAAGGGCCGACTTCCGCGCCGATTTCAAGAAGGCCGAAAAACACCTGGGGCTTGAACATGGCGAACGCGAACCGTCGGAAAACGAATTGAGAATGATCAATCATTCAATCGGGGGCGAATACTGGAAACGCGGACTAAACGAACGCGGGAAATACGCCATTTCCAGGCCGAACTATTTCTATTATGCTTGTCCTGAAGGCGTCATAAAGCCCGAAGACCTTCCGAAATACGCCGGGCTAATAATCATAAACGAACACTATTCCGCAAGGATCGAAAGAACAGCGCCGAAACTTCACAAGGAAAAAGCGAAGCCGGATCATTATTCGAAGTTCCTGAATTCGATCCATGCGAAACATTGGTCTTTGAAAAGGATCGCGCGCGAACTTCATGAAGAACTCAAAAAAAGGGAAACCCATGAAAAAGAAACAAGCCCTTGAAAGACTGGAAGCTTTAAGCCAGGCGAACAAAGTTTCGCCGGGATATAGGCGCCTTTTGAAAATGGCGATCGAAGCCGGATTTCAGACTTCAGAAAAGAAGGGCGAACCGTTGAAAAAGAAGCCGCTTGTCTATTTAGCTTGTCCTTACTCGGATCCGAATCCGCTTGTTATGACGGCCCGTTTTCTTGAAGCGAACGAAATGGCCGCGAAAATGGTCAACGCCGGTTACGTCGTCTTTTCTCCGATCTCTCACTTTCACCCGATCGCCGAAGCCGGGAAGCTTCCGACGTCCTGGGAATTTTGGGAGAAGATCGATCGCGCCTATCTTTCGGTCTGTTCGCAAATATTCGTCCTTCGCCTTCCAGGATGGAAAATTTCAAAAGGGGTCAACGCGGAGATCGCGATCGCGAAGGAAATTGGGATTCCGGTTATATACCTTGATCGCGCCGGAAACATTTATCTTTAGATCATGCCGAAAGAAGATTCAGTCGTCCTTTTCCTGACGAAAGACGAAGCGAAGAAGCTTAAAACCGCCCTGGCTTATCTTGTCCTGACGGAGAATAAACAGGACGAACGGGTCACGGAAAGCCTTGAACGCGAAGGCCTGGGCCGGATATGGGAACGCCTGGCCGAAGAACTTGAAGACTGAAGGGCGAAGCCGGTTTTGACAATTCATTGATTTTATCTATCTTATATTCGAAAGGGGCCGGGCATGGCCGAAAAAACAAAACCTGTAAAAACCTGTAAGAAGAAAGAAAGCAAGAAGGCGAAGTTCAACAAGAATTACGCCGACATGAATTCGCTTCTTCAGTTCGCCGAAGACGACTTTCTGAATGTCCCCAAAGACGCGCGGAAGGACTGGCTTCGGAATCACCAATACATTGTCGCCGCTTATGTTTCCATTGTCGACGAACGGGGCGTCATTCCTTCGTCTGTCGCCATTTCCAGGAAGCTTCAGGCGAACGGAATAAAACTTTCGGTCAACGCGGTTTCAAGCCATTTAAACGACTTCGACTTTTCGAAATGGCGGAAAAGGCTTCGGGTCGCTTGCGAAGTCGTCGCCGGTCGTTTCGCCCGTCGGGTCATGCGGCCGAACCCGAACGGCCTGGACGTCAAAACCTTCTTCGAAATTTCAGGCGAATTTAAAAACGTCCATGAAGTCGAAGGCCGCGTCGACTTCAGGAAATTGAAGGAACGCCTTTCGAATGGAAACGACACCCCAGACGACGCCGCAAAACGCGCGCGCGATCTCGCGAACGTCCTGGCTTCCTACTGATTTCAAGAAGAACCTTGACCGCCGGATCGAATTCCTTTCCGAAGCGGAAACGAACCCGGCCGTTCAAAGGGAAGTCTATAACCTGGCGCGCCGGGATATCGTCTTCTTTTTTAAATATCTTCTCTGGACGTATAACCCGAAGATTGAACCGAATCACTTTCCATTTATTCCCTATGATTTCCAGGCCGAATTAATCCTTTCATACCTTGAAGAAATAAAGATCGGGATCGGATCCCTGACGGAGAAGTCGCGGGAAACCGGGGTCACTTATTTGATCCTGGGAACCTATCTTCATGAATTCATATTCGGCGAATCGTTCGAAGCCCTTCTTCTTTCCATGAAGGAAGACGAAGTCGACAATCCGACGCCGTCGTCCATGTTTGGAAAGCTTCGGTATATGAATGATCGCCTTCCCTTTTGGATGCGGCCGATCGAATGGGATCCGCGCCGTCATTCAAAGTATATGACGCTGAAGAACCCAGACAACGGGAATTCGATCGTCGGCCAGGCGACGACGATGGACGCCGGGCGATCGGGCCGGAAGACCGCCGTCTTTGTAGACGAACACGCTTCAGTAAACGCCCGAATAATTCAGGGGATAGAAACGGCCCTTCAGGAAACGACAAACACTATTCAAAGGGTTTCGACGCCGAAGGGGATCAACCTGTTCAAGGCAATTCGCGATCGCGGTCTTTGTCGAATTCATACTTTCCACTGGACGCGGATCCCAGGGAAACGGGAAGACCTTTATTATTTCAGTCCGCAAGGCGAAAGGGTCGAATGTCCAGACCTTCCAGAAAGCCGGATCAGTAAAAACGGCTATCTTGTAGACGCGGCCGGGAAGGTAACGGAATCGAAGCTTCGGTCGCCCTGGTATGACGGAAAATGTCTTTCCTATATTTCCGCGCGCGAAGTCGCCCAGGAACTTGATATAAATTATTTAGGATCGGGTTTCTGTCGCTTCGACGCTTCCATGATTGAAGCCGGTTCGGCCGCGACGCGGGACGGAATACGGGGCTATCTTGTGAACGACGGGGACGAAGACGATCCGAAGCCGCGTTTCATTGAAGTCGACAAGGGCGCCGAATACGAACTTGAAGTCTGGGCGTTTCCGACGAAGCCGGTCTGGGAAAACCGTTCCTTTATAGGGGTCGACCTTGCCGAAGGCCTGGAAAGGGGCGACTATTCATCGGCCGACGTTATCCTTCGGGATCCGACGGGCGTCGCCGGAACTCATGCGGCCGCCCTTCACGGCCATTTTTCGCCCGACGTCTTCGGATATAAAATCCTTCTCCTGGCCTTGTGGTATGACGACGGGGCCGAACTGGCGATCGAACGGAACAAAGACGGCCTGGGGGTTATCCTGGATCTGAAGAACCGTTTCAAATATCACCGTCTTTTCAAGGGTCATGATAAAAAAGACGGATGGCTGACTTCCGCTTCAAACAAGTTCACCCTAACGGGCGACCTTGACGAAGCCCTTCGGAACGGCGAACTTCGAACGGAAAGTCTTAACCATTTCACGGAATTGTCGACCTATGAAAACAATAACGGGAAACTGGGATCGACTGGGATCAATCATGACGATCGCGTCATGTCGCTTGCGATCGCCCAGACGGCCGCGCGCCAGGGCGGGAAGCCCAGGGAAAAGCCGATCGGGAAGCCGGAAAGGGTAAGTCTTCGGCGCTTTGAAGCCAGGGGATTTTAATTTATATTTCAAAAGACGTCAACAAAAGGGGTCAAAATGTCGGCCTTATATGATTTCTGGAAATCGCTTCAGACAAAACTTTCGGGCGAAAGAAACGCGCGCGCTTCCGATTCGGGGAAGGCGAATGAACATTTCCTGAAAATGAAGGACATGGAACTTTTCACGGTCTTCCTGAATGGCCTTCTTCCCGATCCCGACGTCGTCCTTCAGAAGGCCGGACTGACGGCCGCGACATACTACGATCTTATGGCCGATTCTCATGTCGCGGGATCCGTCATGCAACGGAAAAGCCGGGTCAAGCGAATGAAATTGACGATCCTGTCGGGCAAGCCGGGCGACGCGAAGGCGGACGCCGCGCGCGACATGGTCGAAGAACAATTCAGCAAGATCGAACGCCTTCCTGAAGTCGTCAACGAAATTCTTGACGCGCCCTTTTACGGGGCGACCTATCTTGAACTTTTTTACAACCGCCTTCCGATCACTTCCGACCGGCCGAACGGCCAGATCGTTCTTCAAAACGTCATGGCGAAGCCCTTCGAATGGTTCGTCTATAACGAAGACGGGATCCTGAAGGCGAAGTCGGTCAATCAATCCTGGGGGTTCGACCTTGTCGACCTTCCGCCGAACAAGTTCGTCGCCGTCGTCAATGAAGGAAGCTATCGGAACCCATACGGGGAACGGGCCGCGAAAAGGTGTTTCTGGCCGTATCAATTCAAGAAGGGCGGCCTTCGCTTCTGGGCCGAATTCCTGGAAAAATACGGGATGCCTTTTCTTCGCGGAAAGATGAATTCGAAAGCTTCCGATACCGACCTGACGAATTTTCATAACGACCTGGCCGGAATGATCCGAAACGGGGTCGTCGTCACCCGTTCCGAAGGCGACGAAACGATCGACGTCATTGAAGCGAATGGGAAGGCGTCTTCGACCGACGCCTATAAATCATATAAAAATTCAATGAATATCGAAATTTCGAAGGCGATCCTGGGGGAAACCCTGACGATCGAAAACTCCGAAAGCGGATCCCAAGCCGCGACCGAAACCCATTTAACCGTCCTGGAATCAATTCAGGACGAAGACCGGGCAATGGTCGAACGGACGCTGAAGAAGATCGGCCGGATCGTTACCGACCTGAATTTCGGGGTCGAAGTCGCTTGTCCTGTAATGTCCCTGATCGATCAAAAGGAATTAAACAAAGACCTGGCCGAACGGGACGGCCTTTTGACGGAGAAAATCGGGGTTCGTTTCACGGAAGATTATATCGCGCGCGCCTATCGTCTGAAGGAAGACGACTTCGAAATCGTCGAACCGGCCGCACCCGGCGCCCTGGGACAGGGTTTCCCGGCCGGGGACGGGGAAGGCGAAGGGGAAGACCGGGAACCGGCCGCCAGGCCTTCGCCAGGGGCCGCCCAGACCGAACGGGAAGGCGCCCAGGGTCGCCGATCTACCTTCCAGGACAAGGGGGGCGCCCAGGAATTCGGGGAAGCTTTCACCCTTCAGAAGGGGATCGACAAGTTTATCGACGGGTCGATCGAAAGAATGTCATATCTTTCCGACGACCTGAAGGCGAAGATCTCCGAAATCCTGAAGACGTCGGAAACCTATGAAGAAATGACGGTTCGCCTGGCGACCTTAAATAACGTGATCGACGCTTCGACCTTCGCGAAAATGTTTTCCGATTCCCTCAATATCGCCTATTATGTCGGCGACGACGGGGTTCGAAAAGGACTGATTTAATTCGAAAGGCGCTTGATTATGGCGCTTCTGAAGAAAGAAAAGATCTGCTCCGTCGAAGTCGTCGACAAGGGGCGCCCAGGCGATCCGCCGCGCCGGGTCTATTATCGGGTCGGGGAAGTTCTTACCTTCCGCGACGACGGGAACGGCGACGTTTATCAACGGATCAAGCTTTCCCTTCTTCCGAATCAAGTCTTTCATGTTTTTGCAGACAACGGGAACGGCCAGGAAAGGGCCGATAATGGCCGTTAAAACTCAGCCGCTTTCGACGACTGGCTTCAAAAATACCTTCATGACGAAGGTTTTAAAGGATTCGATCGCGCGCGCCCGTTCCCGCGTCGTCATGGACAAGGCTTCTTTTTACGCCCAGGACTTCGCGAACAAACTGACTTCCTGGACGGTTTCGGGCGACCTGTCGAACCGGGCGATCCTGTCGATCCAGAAGGCCGCAAACACCGCGATCGAAAACGGAACGGACTTCGCCGCCTTCAAGCGAATGATCACGCCTGAAGTTTTGAACAATATCGTCGTTCCCGAAGTCGTCTATCGGAACGCGATCAATTTCGCTTATCAAACCGGCCGATTCGATCAGCAGGATTTCGTAAAGGCGATCCGGCCTTTCCTTCAATACGTCACCTTCGGCGACGAACGGGTTCGCCCGAATCACGCGATCATGAATGGGACGGTCGCGCCCTTCGACGATCCCTTCTGGGCGAAGAACTACCCGCCGAACGGTCATAATTGTAGATGCGTCGCCCGGTCGGTTTCCGAAAGACAGGTCAAGAAAATGGGGCTTGAAGTCCTGACGGATAAAGAGATCACGGCCAGGGCGATCGCCGAACAGACGGCGAAGGGCGTCGCGAAAGAAAATATCGTTCTTCCCCTGGCCGATAAAGACTGGGTCGGATCCTTCAAGGTTATTTCGAACGGCGCCCAGAAGCAAGTCGACACCTTCGGGAACCTTCCGAAGACCTTCTTTTCCTTCATAACGCCGGATCCGCCGGTCGTCGTCATAGCACCGGCCGCCGAAGTCGCCCAGTCCCAGGCGATCGTTTCGGCCGCCGTCGAACCGGACTATTCGGATTTTACGAACGTCGGGCCGCAACTGGGATCGAACCCAGGCGAACAGGTCGCGAACAAGGCCGGGGAAAAGTTCTATCTGAAGTTTGTCGACGAAGATCACGCCCATAATGAAGTTCTTGCAAATAAGCTTTATGGCCTGGCCAGGATTGAAGACCGGCCCGTCGTCGACTTCGTCAGGAAAGACGGGAAGCGAACCGTTCTTTCGAAATGGACAGACGATCTTGAAAAAGCGAAAACGCTTTTGACGACAAGCAAGGTCGAAGGCGTCGCGGACGGGTTCGCGGCCGACGCCTGGCTTTCGAACTGGGACGCCGTCGGCCTAAGTTACGATAACATGATGATCAAGGAAGTCGCCGGGAAGAAGAAGGCCTTCAGGGTCGATCAGGGCGGATCCCTGAAGTTCCGCGCCCAGGGACAACCGAAGGGGGCCGCTTTCGGGGACAAGGTCGTCAACTGAAGACCTTCCTGGACG